TAGTCCGATTTATGGTATAACATATACATATGGGTATATTGTCTGCTTTGGGAATTACAAAAAATAAAGAATCCGTACAAGCGCAATACGCCCCTGCCATTATGGACACAGCTTATGGCTATGGTTCATTTACAACTGGTGTTGGTAATTTCCCTGGTGGATTAGATCGCAATTATGCGATGCAAGTACCTGCTGTTAGCCGTTGCAGAAATCTTATTGCTGGTGTAGTTTCCTACCTGCCGTTGAAACTTTACAAAAAGTCAAACGGTGAGGAGCTGGGGAGCCCTCTGTGGTTAGAGCAACCAGACTATCGGCAGCCAAGATCCGTCACCTTAAGCTGGACTGTCGATAGTCTTTTATTTTATGGAGTTGCGTATTGGAGAGTTACAGAGCTTTATGCCGATGATTTAAGACCATCACGATTTGAGTGGATTGCTAATAACCGAGTTACATTTACAACAAATAAGTTTGGTACAGAAGTAGAAGAGTATTTTGTCGATGGTGTTAGAGCACCAATGTCTGGACTTGGCTCCCTAGTTACATTTCAAGGATTAACACAAGGCGTATTAACTACAGCAGCACGTACAATACAAAGCGCATTAGATATTGAAAAAGCAGCAGCTGTATCTGCACAAACTCCAATGCCAAGTGGATATATTAAAAACACTGGAGCAGATTTACCAGAAGCCCAGGTATCAGGATTATTAGCACAATGGAAGCAAAGCAGACAAAATAGATCAACAGCATATTTAACTAGCACTCTGTCTTATGAAACCACCGGATTTTCTCCTAAAGATATGATGTACAACGAAGCACAACAATATCTTGCAACTCAAATTGCTAGAGCGATGAATGTACCTGCATATTACATATCTGCAGATATGAATAATTCAATGACTTATCAAAACATTATCGATGGTCGCAAAGAGTTTGTTGCTTATTCACTACAGCCATTTATTTGCGCTATTGAAGACCGTTTATCTATGGATGACATTACGCCACGTGGCCATATTGTTAAGTTTGCTATCGAAGAATCATTCCTACGTGCTGACACAATGAAGCGACTGGAAGCAATAGAGAAAATGTTGCAACTTGGTTTAATTGATGTAGATGACGCAAAGGAAATGGAAAATATGACACCAGAAGGCAGGGAAGTAGAAGATGATACTTACATTCAGTAGCCAGGTAGAGGCATCCGATTCAGAGCGCAGAATTATCTCTGGCAAGATCGTGCCATTTGAAGAAGCAGGCAATACCTCTGTCGGTAAAGTCGTATTTGCTAAAGGCTCAATCGAAATAGGCGATCCAGGCAAAGTCAAGATGCTTATGCAACACCGCCCAGAGAAGCCAATCGGTAGAATGCAGAAGTTTCAACAGGCAGAAGATGGCATCTATGCTAGCTTTAAAATCAGTGCATCAATGCAAGGCCAAGATGCTTTAATTCTGGCATCTGAAGCTTTAGTAGATGGCTTATCTGTTGGAGTTGACGTAAACAAGTCAATCCAGAAAAAAGATTATTTATATGTAACTAGCGCAACATTACGTGAGGTTAGCCTAGTCGAATCGCCTGCATTTAGTGCGGCGCAAGTAACTAAAGTTGCTGCAAGCGAAAGCGAAGCAGAGGACACAAACCAAACAAAAGAAAGCGAGGCTCCTGTGGAAGATTTAGCAACAGCGCCACAAGAAGCAAAGGCAGAGGCTGCTACTCCTACAGTAGAAGCTGCTCGCCCAGTAATTACAGCACCATTAATTCAAACATCTGTGCGTACACCTATCGATTCGATGGCAAAGTACACAGAGCACAAGATTAAGGCTGCTTTAGGAAATGATGATTCTAAACTGTACATCGCTGCAGCCGATGATTCATTCTCAACTAATCCAGCATTTAACCCAACACAATACCTAACCGAGTTTGTAACTAACACTCGCTTTGGTACACCTGCTATTGATGCTTGCTCACAAGGCACATTACCAGCTAGCGGTATGACAATTTCTGTACCATCTTTGGTAACTTCAGCTGCTGGTGGTAACGGTGTTGCACCAGTTGTAACTGTTGAGGCAGAAGCTGGCGCAGTAGCAAACACAGGTATGGTAACTGAGTACCTAACTGGCACTGTAAGCAAGTACTCAGGTATGAACACACTCTCAGTTGAATTATTAGAGCGTTCAGACCCTAACTTCTATGCAGAGCTAACACAACAACTACAAAACGCATATTTAACAACTATTGACACAGCTGTAGTAACTGCATTACTTGCAGCAGGTACATACGCATCTGCAACAACAGCAGACAGCGATGGAATCATTTCCTACACTGCAGAAGCAGCAGCAGCCGTGTACAAAAACACTGGCTACTTTGCAACTAACTATATTGGCAACGCAGCACAATGGAACTTGCTAATGGGCGCAACAGATACAACCAAGCGACCTATCTACAATGCAATTCAACCAATGAACGCAGCAGGACAAGTTGGACCACGCTCAATCCGTGGAAACGTACTTGGCTTGGATCTATACGTAGACAAGAACTTCTCTGCAACAACAGTTGATGATGGCTCAGCAATCATCCTTGCACCAGAAGCATTTACTGTATATCGTTCACCACAAGCGTTTATGTCAGTAAACGTAGTATCTAACCTACAAGTACAGGTTGCGATCTACGGATTTATGGCAACAATCGCTAAAATGCCTTACGGAATTATCAAGTACGCAAAGGCCTAATAACACAATCAGTAATCCCTGGGGTTTAGTAGCCCTAGCCCCAGGGAGCTTTATTTAAAGGAGTAGAGATGGCAGCCACGTTTGTAACCAAAGCCGAGTTACGTGCTAACTTAGGTATTGGCTCTCTCTACAGTGATGCAACCGTTGAAGAAGTTTGCCAAACAGCAGAGGATTTATTAAAGCAGTATCTTTGGTATAACGATGCGCCCATAGTGGCAGCAGGATTACAAGACAATGTAGCAACTTTAGTATTAGCAAATCCAGGTATATTTGTTAAGGGTCAAACAGTAGCTGTTGATGGATGTGGCGCAATCTATGGAGGTAACCACGTTATCACTGGCACCATACCGGGCATTACAATTCCAGTTAGCATCAGCACAGCATTTTGGTCATTCTTTAATAATTACTCATTCCCTAACGGTTATTCATTTATTCAGTTTGCAAAGGTACACGCAGACGATCCATTCCATCGCATTATTCCAAGTGGCACAGCTATTGGGCCAGACACTAAAGATGTCGATTATGCGCAAACCCCTGCCATTCGGGAAGCGGCAATGATAGTTGCCGTAGACATCTGGCAAGCACGCCAGGTAAGTCAAACAGGCGGGGTAGGTATGGATGGGATCTCTGCAAGTCCTTATAGGATGGGGTACCAACTGATAAACAGGGTACGAGGTCTCATCCAGCCTTATTCAGCACCAGCATCTTTGGTTGGCTAATGACAGCTGCAATTACCACACTACGAGGCACACTAGCGAATGATCTAGCAAACGCTGGCGTATGGTCTACCTTTGCATTTCCACCTGCCACTTTACTTGCCAACTCAGTGGTTATTACACCTAGCGATCCTTACATAACACCGAGCAATAATGAACAGACAAGCCTATCGCCTTTAGCCAATTTCAAAGTTTTAATAACTGCTCCCGCATTTGACAATCAGGGCAACCTTGCAGGTATGGAAAGTTTTATTGTGGCAGTAGTAAACAAACTAGCAGCATCATCACTGGTGCTCAACATATCAAGTGTCTCCGCTCCAGCTATTACAAACGCAGCTAGTGGAGATTTATTAACATCAGAAATAACAGTATCAATCCTAACGAGCTGGAGTTAAAATGAGCACACAAGCAGAAGACTTAGCCTTCTTAATTAAGACAGGCCAGATCAAAGAAGCACCAAAACCAACTGCACAAACAAAGAAAGATGAGGAATAACAATGGCAATTTATTTAAATAACAATGTTGGTGTTAAGTTGGCAACAAACGCAGCCAAGACAACACCTTCTATTGATATTTCTGCATACGTAACCAATGCAGTAATTAACCAGGTAGCAGATGAACTGGAGGTCACAAGTATGGGTGATAATTCTCATCGATATGTGGCTGGTTTGCAAAGCGGTACACTGACACTTGACTTTATCAATGACTGGGCAGCAAGCCAAGTTATGCAAACACTTAACGATGCCTTTGGACAGACTATTTCTGTTTCAATGATTACCGTTAAAGGCACAGCAGTATCAGCAGCCAACCCAACCTACCAATTCTCAATCTTGGTAAATAACCTAACTCCACTGGGTCAAGGCGGCGTGGCTGAGATCGCTACCTCATCTGTAACATTTACTATAAACTCCGCAGTAACAGTATCGCCATCGGTGGCATTCTAACTAAGGAGTAATAATGGCAAAGCTAAAGATAACAAGGGCTAATGGAGAAGTATCCGAGCACAAGATAACTCCAGGTGTCGAGTACGCTTTCGAACAGAAGTATGGCGCAGGTATTAGTAAAGTCTTGCGTGAGCACGAAAGGCAGACAGAAATATTTTGGCTTGCTTATGAATGCTTACGCAGGGCTGGCGCACAAATACCTTTATGGGGATCTGAGTTTATTGACACTTTAGAGACCGTTGAGGTATTAGACGAAGAAAAAAAATAATACAGCGTGATTCAATTCTTTACAGTATTGCCAGTTTGTCAGTAGAGACAGGAATTGCGCCCAAAGAGTTTATTGATATGGATACGGATATGTATAGAGCAATTATACAAGTCCTAACTGATAGAGCTAAGGAGATCAAAAATGCCAGTAGAGGTCGTAGGCGTTAAAGATGTCCTAAAAGGCTTAGAGTTTATTGATGGAGATATGCGCCAACGCATTAGAATTGCTATTGATCCCCTAATGCGTGGTGTAGCAGAAAAAGCCAAAGGCTTTGTACCAAGCAACACAGAAGTTTTATCTGGCTGGGCTAAAGCATCAGGCACTCCAGGCAACTTTCCAAAGTATGATGCTGGTGTTGCCAAAGCTGGTATTGGGTATAACCCAGGAGAAAATAAAACATTTAGAAATGGTTTTAAAGTAAGCAATTATGTTTACAATGCCAGTCGCCCTGGCGCAATATATGAGGTAGCAGGTCGCCTTAATCCAGAAGGCCGAGCACCGTTTCAGATGACACCATCTAAAGGCGCAAGCGGTACATACACATTAAAGTCTAGGCGCAGTAAAGCATTTAGAGAATATAACTCAAATAACCCATTTGCTAGCCAGCAGTTTATAGCTGCATTAGAGCCAGTAACAGCGCAGCCAAAAATTAAAGATATTAGGGGCGGTGGTCGCAAGACTAAAGGCCGCTTAATCTACAAAGCCTGGGCGCAGGATAGTCCTAAAGTTTATGATGCAATTATTAAAGCAATTAACGCTACAGCTATACATTTTAACAAAGCCACCGAGATTAAGAAGGCAGCATAATGGCCAATGTAGTTGTCTCCGCTATTGCAACCTTCAATGGTAAAGCACTTAAAAAAGGTCAAAAAGAGTTATCGGCCTTTGACAAACAAGCGCAAAAACTAGGCAAAACATTTAATCGAGTATTTGCCGCCACAGCAATAACAGCATTTAGCAGAAAAGCAATTAACGCATTTGCTGCCGATGAAAAAGCAGCTAAATCCCTTGCGGTACAGCTAGAAAACACAGGCAACGCATTTAGGGTATCCGAGGTTGAGGATTATATTGCTAGCCTACAAAACCTTTATGGCATACTAGACGATCAATTACGCCCAGCATTCCAGACTTTATTAAACGCTACTGGATCAGTAACCCTAAGCCAGCAAGCATTACAAACTGCAATAAATGTTAGTGCTGGCACAGGTAAAGACCTAGCAAGTGTTGTAGCTGCTATTGCTAAAGGTGCTACAGGTACAACTACATCACTGCAAAGATTAGGCACAGGATTAGATAAGGCCACTATAGCCAGTGGTGATATGAACAAGATTATGGCTGCACTTGACAAGAAATTTGCAGGTCAAGCACAGGCCAGATTAAGCACTTATGCTGGCAAAATCGACTTATTAAAAGTATCAGCTGCCAATGCCACAGAGATTATTGGTAAAGGCTTGGTAGATGCTTTAACTGCTATTGGCAAAGATAATTCAATCGATCAGGCAACTAACTCTATGAATGGTTTTGCTAACGCTATCGCCAATACTGCTAAAGGTATGGGTGAGTTAATAGGTCAAGTAAAGCAAATTATAGACAGTGATGTTGGCAAGTTTTTGCTGGCTATCACAGCATTATTAACGCTAGGGAAAAAGCAACTTATATTAGGTACCGCAGGTCTTATTGCTTATGATATTGGCAAGACTCCTAAGTCTACTTCTAATTTTACTTATGGTGCTGGTAATCCTAGAGCCGATCTAATTTTGCAAAAGAAATTGACTACAGCAAAAAAAGATGAATATAACATTATTACTGCATCAAATAAGGCACGCACAGAAATAGACAAACTCAAAGATAAGTTTGACACTGAACGCATCAACTTAATGGTTGCCCTTAATGCTGCCACTGACGAAGAAACCAAATTACGCATTAGGGCACAACTGGCAATCCTAGATAATAACGAGGCTTTGGCAAAGAAATATAATGCAGAATTAAATGCCAAAAATGCTACTGAAATGTTAGCTTTAGCCGCATATCAGGCTGCTGCTTCACTAACTAATTTTGGCCCAGCATTATTTAATGCTTTGGGTGAGATGACTGGCCGAGGTCGTAATCAAATAGCACCATTTGAAAATTACACATACACAGTGCCACAAGGGGCAACTGGACAGCAAACCACTACACAAACTACAGCTCAGGTAACAGTAAATGCTGGCACCATAGTTACCGACCAGCAATTACAAGCAGTAATTGAGCAAAACGTACTTAACTTATTAAAGTCAGGCAACAAACTATTGCCAGCAGGATCCTTGTAATGGCTGTACCAACAATCAATGCCATTATTAACTTTAGCACTGGCCCTTCTACTGCCCAGGCTATGCAACTTGATATTGGAGTATTAGGTACAAACGTATTGGCAGATGCCGTAGCTGTAATTGTAGATGTATCTGATCGGGTTAATTTAGTGCAAACAGCCGTAGGTCGCAATGCTTTAGTTGATGAGTTTCAAACAGGCACTCTTACTTTACGCATAGTAGATCAAAATGGCGATTTTAACCCAACTAATCCGCTAGGGCCTTATTATGGATTATTAACGCCTATGAAGAAGGTTCAGATCACTGCTAACTACAATAATGTTACTTATCCTTTATTCTCAGGCTTCATTACAAGTTATGTAAACACTCAGCCTAAAGATGCAACAGAGGTTGCTTATACAACTATTCAAGCCGTAGATGCTATGCGCTTGGCCTATAACGCACAAATATCTACAGTTACAGGTGCTAGTGCTGGCGATCTATCAGGCACACGCATTAACGAGATATTAGATCAAATTGCGTGGCCGGCCACAATGCGCCAAATAGATGCAGGTCAAACAACATTACAGGCAGATCCAGGCACAGCACGCACATCTTTAGGTGCTATGCAAACAGTTGCCAATACCGAATATGGCGCAATTTATGTTGGATTTGATGGCTCATTTATATTTAAAGATCGTTTAACTGCCACAGCATCTATTGGTGGCACGCCCACAGTATTTGCCGATGACGGCACAGGTATTCAATATGCCAATGCCGCTTGGAAACTAGATGACACTCTTATCTTTAATTCAGCGCAAATCACTAGGGCTGGTGGTACAACTCAATCAGCTATAAACCAACCATCTATTGACAAGTATTTTATTCATTCATACAACCTACAAGACTTGCTAATGCAAACCGATGCTGTAGCTCTAGATTATGCCAGGGCCTATGTGGCTAGCCGCGCTGAAACCACCATCCGATGCGATGCTATTGAGCTTGATCTCTATACCCCTAATTACGATACAGGGATAGTCGCTGCCCTTAACCTAGATTTCTTTGATCCGATCACGGTTATCACAACCCAGCCTGGTGGCTCAAAGCTGGAAAAAACCCTGCAAATCTTTGGCGTAGCAAACATAATTACACCTAATAGCTTTAGAGTGGTGTTTACAACGCTAGAACCTGTCATAGATGGGTTTATACTAGGCAACGTAGATTACGGTGTCTTAGGACAAAACGTACTTTCATACTAAGGAGATAAGATGCCAACCTGGCCAGGCGCAACGGGCGATGTAGTAACTTCCACAATGTGGAATGGGCTACCAGCCTTTACAGTACAAACTGCTAAGACAGCCGATTACACAGCTGCAAGCGGTGATGAATACCAACAGTTAATACCAATGAATAAAGCAACTGCTATTGCATTTAAATTACCAACCGATGCAACATATAATTTTGCAATAGGAACAGTTATTACAGTATTAAATATAGGTGCAGGTACTTTAACTATAAGTGCAGTTACACCTGCTACTACAACAGTATTAAGTGCTGGCGTTACAGCAGCTTCACCAACTCTCGCTCAATACAAATCAGCAGCGTGCATTAAGACAGCCGCTAATGCTTGGTATGTAGTTGGGGCTATTGCCTAATATGTTAAATGTAATTGCTGGCCAATTAGCTCCAACAACACCAAGCACAATTTCTGTTGATTTTTTAGTTATTGCAGGTGGCGGTGGAAGCGGATTTGGTTCAGGTGGCGGCGGCGGTGGCGGCGGCGGTGGATATAGAACTTCTGCTGGTATTTCTGGCGGTGGTGCTAGTGCAGAATCCTCATTAACTGTTAATTATGCAACTAACTATACAGTGACGGTTGGAGCAGGCGGAGCCGCAGCAATTTTTCCATCTACACCAGCCACAAATGGTAATAATTCTGTTTTTTCTACAATTACATCTACTGGCGGTGGCGGTGGCGGAGCAAACGCTGTTGGTTTATTAGGTGGTTCTGGCGGTGGTGGTAGTAGAGCTTCTAATGCTGGTGGTGCTGGTACAAGCAATCAAGGTTATGCAGGTGGAACAGCAGCAGCTGACAGCGGAACTTATGGCGGCGGCGGTGGCGGTGGTGCTGGAGCAGTTGGAGCAAACGGAAATACATCTACTGGCGGGGGTAATGGTGGAGCGGGCGTAGCTTCTTCAATAACAGGATCTTCTGTCAGTCGTGGCGGTGGCGGTGGCGGTGGCTGTCAAACTTCTGGTACCGCAGGAACTGGATCCGATGGCGGTGGAGCTGGCGGGAAAGATGCAGTTGGAAATCCAGGTAGCGCAAATACAGGTGGCGGAGCTGGTGGAGCAGGTGGGGGTAATAGAGATGCTGCTGCTGGCGGTTCTGGTGTTGTAATTCTTAGATACCCTGACACACGCACAATTTCTATTGGTGCAGGATTAACTGGCACAGAGAGTGCAGCAAGCGGTGGATTTAAGAGAGCTACAATTACTGCTGGTACAGGAAATGTGAGTTGGACATAATGGCGCATTACGCATTTTTAGATGAAAATAATATCGTTACCGAAGTTATTACAGGTGTTGATGAAACCGAGTTAATCGATGGACTAGACACTGAAACTTGGTATGCTAATTTCAGAGGTCAAACTTGTAAGCGAACAAGTTATAACAGCAATATAAGAGGCAATTACGCTGGTATTGGTTATACATATTTACCATTAGAAGATATTTTTATGCCAGCAAAATGTCATAGTAAAGCTATTTTGAATGCTGAATCTGCAAAATGGGAATGCGACAACGCAGATCACGAGATAATTTTTGATGAAGCCTAAGTTATGCGCAGCTGGAGTTCAGTTAAGAGATCAAATTGATACCTGGTTTCCAGATAGGCGTACTGCCAGTGATGGGTGGGTGGGCGATAGCCGCCATACCACCAGAAAATCGGATCATAATCCAGACGCCTTTGGGTGGGTCAGAGCAGTTGATATTGATTCTCGCTTGGGTGCATCCGAAGGGATTAGTGCTTATTTGGCTGACCAGATCCGAATCGCAGGCAAAACCGATAAACGCATATCTTACGTCATCCACAATCACCACATCGCTTCCAAGTTATTAGGTTGGAAATGGCGAAGATACAAAGGCATAAACCCGCACACAAAACACATTCACATAAGCTTTACAAAGTTAGGCGACCTAAACGGCGCAGAGTTCGATATACCACTACTAGGGGGCAAGTTATGAATATGAAAAATCCATACGTATTAACACTAGGCGCATTCTTATCAGCCTGGGCAGCATCCAATTTCGCAGCTGACTATCGCTCAATTCTATGGGCATTATTAGCAGGTGTCTTTGGATATGCAACTCCGAAGAAATGAGCCCGACAGAGTGGGCTGGTTTTGCCGCAGGCATCGCAGCCGTATTGGTCGCTTTCTTTGGGGGTCTCCGCTATCTTATTAAAGGATGGCTTTGGACTTTAACTCCCAACGCTGGCTCATCACTTGCAGATCGTTTAGCAAGAATTGAAACACGCCAAGAGGAAATAATGCGCATTCTTCTGGACAAGAAGTAACCTTTACTTATGGCGACTACACGTAAGCGTAGAAAAATTAACAGGCGCAAGGTGCGTAAATCACCTGACCCTTTATCTAAGCTAGAAGTGTTTTATATTGCTAAACACGAAATGTTTAAAGCTGCACGCAAAGCAGGTTTCAGTGAATCTGTTGCGCTGTATCTAATGGATAGTCCAGAGTCTATGCCCGACTGGGTGGTAGGCGACAAGGGCATTATCCCTGTTATCCCTACTCCAGATGAGGATGAAGATTAAGCGTTGGTTAGTAATATCCGACCTGCAGGTGCCATATCATCACGAGGCAGCTGTAAAGAATGTTATCAAATTAGCAAGGCGGGAGAAATTTGATTCTGTATTGGTGGTTGGCGATGAGATGGATTTCCAGTCGATTAGTAAATGGAGTGAAGGCACACCTCTGGCTTATTCAGAAGACTTACACGCTGATCGTGAGCTATGCAAGCAGATACTTTGGGATCTCGGTGAGTACAGTCCAGAGATGCATATTATCCGCAGTAATCATACTGATCGCCTATACAACACTTTATTAAAAGTACCTGGGTTAATTAACCTACCCGAATTACAGTACCCAGCGTTTATGGGGTTCAGTGAGATGGGAATGACTTATCACCGCACAGCTTATGAGTTTCACGATAATTGGGTGCTCTGCCACGGGGATGAGGGCAGTATGAGCCAACACGCTGGAATTACCGCATTGAACCTGGCTAAAAAATTTGGCAAATCCTGTCTTATTGGGCATAGCCACAGGCTCGGTATGAGTGCTTATTCAGAGGGCGTAAACGGCCATTACAGGGCCTTATATGGGGTTGAGGTAGGAAACCTAATGGATCGCAAAAAAGCGGCTTATATCCGCTATAGAAGCGCAAATTGGCAGATGGGCTTTGCTATACTAGAAGCCGTAGGAAAGACCCTGACACCGACCCTGGTGCCAGTTAATAAGGATGGCTCATTTACAGCTTTGGGCAGGTATTACGGGTAACATCGTTACCAAATTGTTATACAAATACGCCCTCAAATAATCCACAAAGTCATACACAAGTGCAACACTATGCCTGTGCCACAAAATATGTGAGCATAGATAGGGCTATATGAATCCGCTACAAGATTTAAAAGATATTGGCTACGTAATTATGTGGTCGATTACAGGCTTAACATTACTTGCCTGGATAGTTTATGAAATTAAAGAAAGCGCATTCCAATCGGGCTACTGGAAGGGCCGTAGTGATGGCTGGAAAGTTGCTAATAGACACAGGGATCTAACCGATGCCAACAACAACTGAGAAGCTGCTAGCCGATGTTGTCGATTTGGTCCATACAAGGGGAGCGGTCTACGGTCATCCTTACACAAACCATAAGCGGATCAGTGAGCTCTGGTCTGCATACCTCGACCATCCAGTTACACCTAGTCAAGTTGCATTATGTATGGCGCTCGTCAAGATTTCTCGGATTAGTGAATCTCCAAAACACGAGGACAGCATCAAAGACGCTATTGCTTACATTTCGATATATCAGACCGTGCTGGAAGCAGAGCTCGATGTCGCATTTACCTGGGGGGATGACTAATGGCATTTAACTTACAAGATTACGAAACAGTCGAAAGCCGACTTGAAAAATGGTGGAAGGATTATCCAGATGGAAGAATTACCACAAGGCTTGAAGAAGCAACGCCCACTAGATACATTGTTAGTGCTCAATTATTTAAAACGGAAGCAGATCCGCAACCGTGTGCCACTGGTCTGGCTAGCGAAAATGTTAGTGATCGGGGTGTCAATTCAACTTCTGCATTGGAGAATGCTGAGACTTCAGCGATTGGCAGAGCGCTTGCAAACGCAGGTTATGCAGCTAAGGGAAAAAGGGCTAGCCGAGAAGAAATGAACAAGGTGGCAAGTTATTCACCACCGGGTACAAGGGCTAGAGCTGTAGAAAATGTGCTACGTGCATCATTTGCAGAAGAGAAGCCAGCGGTGTGGTCAGTTGGTGAAGCTATAGAAGCAATACCTGTTGATCCCAAGCCACAAGAATGCAAACACGGCCCGATGATTCTTAAAGAAGGCGTAGCCAAGACAGGGCGTGATTTCTTTGGTTATGTGTGCAGTGCTGCAAAGCCTGATCAGTGCGATGCTAAGTGGGCTAAGAAAACAGCTGCTGGATCGTGGTTCTTTCCTAGCGATGTTGAGGGGGGTGAGTAAATGGGATACGTAGAGATTATTGATGGCTCAGGTTACCTTGCACGTTTGGAAAATAACAAAGTAACCATAGAGCCAACAACTGACAGATGCGTTAGCTGTAATGATGACAGGCTAATACATTCTGGTAATTTCTTGGTTTGTACTATATGCCACTGTAGGCAATAAGGAGTTTACCACAATGCACACACGATTTAAATGTAATGGTTGTGATCGCAAGACCGAGTTCTTATGGCTCGATCAGTTGGATATGCCAGATGGATTTAAGGCGTATCAGTGTATGGATTGTGGGTGCGTCGGTGTTAAGAATATAGCCGAAGCTTTGGATATACCAGATAGCGATATATCCAGATGTGATAAGTGTGGTAGTTGGAAGTTTATTACCGTGGTCTGCCACACTTGCCAGTTGATTGGAGCTCAGTGAAAATATTATTAGCTTGTGAAGAAAGTCAAACTGTTACAAAAGAGTTTAGGGCATTAGGCCACGAAGCTTATTCAAATGATATATTAGATACAAGTGGTACTAATCCCGAATGGCATTTAAAAGGTGATGTCAGGGATTATTTGTACAACGATTGGGATTTAATAATTGCCTTCCCGCCTTGTACTGATTTAGCATCATCCGGAGCTGCTTGGTTTGAACAAAAACGCAAAGATGGTAGGCAGCAAGCATCGATTGACTTCTTTATGTTATTTACCAAATTAGATTGTCGTCGGGTTGTTATAGAGAACCCAGTGGGAATAATGAGTAATCATTATCGCAAACCTGACCAAATTATACAGCCATACCAATTTGGCGATCCTTACGAAAAACGCACTTGCTTATGGTTAAAAGGCGTGCCATTACTTAAACCAACTAACCAAGTTAAACCAGAACCTAGGACAATTTATGCAAGCGGTAAATCAATGCCTACTTGGTATGCAGATGCATGGGGTAAGCCTAAAAGTGATAGATCTAGAATCAGATCAAAAACATTCCCTGGTATTGCTAAAGCTATGGCTAGTCAGTGGTCAAATACAATAGATTGGGCTTATCAAAATAAGTTACGCAAACAATGGTTGGTTGATAATCCAGATGTTGGCTACATAGGTTGGATGTCCATATGAGCTATGGCAAAGATGAATGTTATACGCCATCTTGGATCTTTAATAAATTAGGGCTTACATTTGATTTAGATGTGGCAAGCAGTTATAACCCATTGGTAGTGGTGCCAACAAAACATAGATACACCATAGAGGATAATGCTTTGATTCAACCCTGGTTTGGCCGTGTGTGGATGAACCCGCCATTCAGTAAAGTTACGCCCTGGATTGATAGATGGTTAGATCACAATAACGGTTTATGCCTAGTAACGCTGAGCAGTAATGGTAAATGGGTTAATAAACTGTGGGATAGTGATGCCGCTTGTCATTACCTACCACCAAATATGGCATTTAATGGAGCGAGTGGTTTGGTTGTTAAAATGCGTTGGCGCACAGCTATATGGGCTTTAGGAGAGGACAATATTCAGGCATTACGCAATTTAGGAAAGGTTAAATTATGACTTTGGCTGGCTATGTTGAGACTTGGTTAGACCTTGATGATATTGTGCCATTCTACGACACGCCATCTGACCTGCGGTTTTGTTAAGCGATTTGACATCGTATGCTAGGCTCTAGTGAAGCAGTGGCTCACAAAGCCACAAGGCGAGCCCGCAAGGGAAAGCTCGCAAGGTGCTGGCTAGTTGGGATCGCCATATGTTTAGCCAACATTTCAGGCTTTGAAAAAGCACATTCCGTTGAGCCTCGCACTAACCATTATCGTCAGTGGGCCTTTGTTCAACTTAATAACTTAGATGAGTTCTATTGCTTAGATGAGTTGTATTACAAGGAATCTAGGTGGAATCCAAAGGCTAAGAATGGTAGTCACTATGGCATACCACAAGGTA